GTTCTTCTTTAAAAGATTTTGTTTTTTGTTTCCACAAAACTGATAACTTTTGCTTGAAAGCAGCAAACGATTCGTCTGTAGAATCAAGAGACTTGATGTCATCCACAATAACAGAACGATCTTCATCGTCAAGTTCAAATGCTTGATCCAGGTCTTCCATGCGGCTATGAAAGAGCTCTAATGCTTCTTTCGCTGCTACGTGAGCTTTAAGTTCTTCCAATTCCTTGGAGGTGTTTTCTAATTGAGCCTTCACTTCTTCTGCAGATTGTTTGGCAGATTCAGCAGCAGAGTCCGACTCAGCCTTCTTTTGAAGAAGGTCGTCTTTTTCGGATTCCCATTGCTTGTTCTTTTCAACAATAGCATCGTGGAAGATCTTGGTCATGTTGGCAACAGCTTCTTCAGATAGCTTTTTAGAAGAAGCGGTCGACTCGATGACGCCTTGTAACTTGTCAAGAATTTCGTTTTCCATAATTTGTTTTGGGTTGTGAATATTGTAATATTTTACATCGTGTTTTTCAATTTGGGAAATTTTTTTGTGTTTTTTATTATCCTTTATTGAAATTTTTTCAAATTCGTAGCTCTCGCTTTTCTCTTCAGAGCCATCAGGTTCTTTGGTTTCATCAGTAATTAAGCCTTTTACGGCTGCCGCTGGGTTTGTTGTAAAGCCGATTCCAAGTGGATAAATATCTCCCTTGATTAATCTGTGAACTTCTTCTCCGTCTTTACTGCGACCGCTACCACCGTAACATTTGAGGCAAGATTTTAATTCTTCTTTTTCCTCCTCAGAAGTTATGATTCTAGCTTCACTTAAATTTTTACTACCCACGGCGATATCATATTCATTGAATCCGATCTCCCAGCTAGCAGAAACCTTTTGGTAGAATTCGCTGTCTTTATCTGCAGACTTTTCAACGAGATCTGCGAATTCGGAATTAACAGATCTATACACCACGGCAGAAAGGGCGATATTGAAAGGTCCAGTTTCCCCGATGGCAGAGCTGACTTCCATAACCGAGCTGTCCTCAAAAGAAGAAAGAGATGCCCCAACAATATGACCGACGACTTTTTGTCGTTGATGCTCAATGTTTGTGGGCTTATGAATAAAGTAATCTTTTATAGCTACAGCAGTTACTGCATCTATTCCATCTCCGTTCTTATTAAACATGTTTGCTACGGCAGCATTAAATGCAACGCCTATAAGATCAATGTTTTTCTCAAAGTCTATATCTTTAGGTAATAAAGAGGATAACTCATCTAGGGATGCCTTGGATACGAATTTGTCCTCTACTGGGAATACTTTAAAAGCATTCGCGAATGAAGCTGTATATTTAAATGGTAATGACATTTCTAATTATGTTACACACAAAAATATTTATTTACTTATATTTTTACTGTGATACAGGATTGCTGCTGGATAAGACACTATTTCGTGCTGTAATGATATGTCTGAAATTTCGGGCATCACGCCTAATTGTTCGATCTTTTCGAAGTCAGATATGCAATCTTCTATCGTTTCTTTCCATTTTTCTTTTCCAGTGGAAACGACTACGGACTCAATAAGATTACCAAGCATTTCTTTATGTACTTTGCTTAATCTTTTTTTATTGAATTGTTTTTTAAGTATATTGGCTGCCTCGACTTCAAGCTTTTCTATCGCATACACGGCTTCTTGTATATCTTTTCGACTGTACTGACCGCTAGCAATCAATTTGTCTGTTTTTGTGTTTGTGCCGGCAGGCCTTCCGTTTTCTCCAGAAGGCTTTGGGTTTTGCGGAGGTGAGGTCGTTTCCTGGTTATCCATTTCCATGTCATGTTTTTCTTTTAACATTTCTTGGTCTTCTTCCCGTAGTATAGGTTGTGCCGCAGAAAGCGGAGTATAATATCCTTTTTCCCTGTCTTGCAACAGTCTCTCTTGTGAACTCCGCAGGTCTTCTGGATTTGGATAAACCCCCTGCTTGATTGCTGTCATGCCTTGCTCTGGGGTGATTATACCCATTTCAATCAGCCTTGAAGCCACTCTTTGCAGTTGGACTTCATCCTTAATGTCGATCTCAATAAATTTCGCGGTTGGGAAGTTTTTTAGCCCAACAGACTTGCAAACTTCTTTGATCTGTGGTTGTAAAAAATCGTTAATAAAAGCATGCCTAGCCTCTTTTAATCTTTCTAGAAATATTTGAGCCTTAACTTGCGTGCTTGAATAGTTTTCTTTACCAACGACAATGTTTTGTAAGCCCTCTCTAATATCTTCGTTTACTATTTGATACTTCTCTGGCCCTAAAACTTTGTTTAGGTCTGGTATGATAAAATCGGCTTTTGTTGTGTAGTCAGCTATTAATGCCCTACCAACACTTTCATTAAGGAATAGATCCTGCATAGCTTTTAAATTATTAGGGTTGACACCTCCTTTGTCCGGAGTATTACCCATAGTAATGAGGAGAATGACATTTTCAACAGTCCTGCTGATTGCTTGGTCTACTCTCTTTAATTCCATTTTCCAATTAATATCATCAAGAACAGGGTAACCAAATGGAATCGCGAACGGTTCATAGTCTTGTTTTTTATAAAAAGAATAAATTAATTTATTCGGATCAAGATCAATTAAGACACCGTCTCTATTGAATGATTTATCCCGAACTTGCTGTTTAGCACTAGGAGGCAAGGCATCAAACACTTCTCTGTCGTAATCTGTTTTAGGGTTAGCTAATCGCTCTAAATCATATTCGCTTAAAAGCTTTTTATAGATTCCCTCCTTTTGGTCAAATGTAATACTGCGGTCAGCAACAAAATCGTATGGATTAAGGAACACATACCTCATAGGCACTTTGACAGTCCTAGCCTTGGACTCTTGTGCATATATTTTATTCAATTTTAGTATATCGCTATTTTTAAAAGTTCCATCAAGTTTATACATGAATATGTTGCCCGAGCGATAATATTCACGAAAATACTGATCTTTAATTTTCCAGCTTTGAATTTTAGCTAACCATTTTTCAATAAAGTTTCTGGACTTTTCTGAGCCACCTTCTAAGTGGATATCTGAATTAGAAAATTCAGCCATAACATCTATAGCATTTCTAAAAATAGGAACACATGCATAAGCTTTTTGACATAAAAGTATCGAGTCTCTTGCAGATATAGATGAGCCTTTATCGTAATGATAAGGCAGTGAGCAATTATTAATATGATTGTATTTTTCGCAAGCTGGTGTCTTAGCTACTTTAGCACTCCTGCCTCTGGACATTTCCCCCCTACCAGGCTGACCCACATTCCTGCTATAATTAGCTTCGCTGTAAAAATTAGATCCAGCAGACATAGGAGCTGTATCTGCTGGGACTTCACTAGCTGACTTTGCTAAATCTTCTAGACTTTTGTCTTGACTTTTAAACTTACTCCAATACTCTGATTTCTTTGTATACTTCCTAGCCATAACTTATAATACACTTAAAAAGTCAAAGTTAAAGTAAAAGTTAAATTGCAACTTATATAAACCTAGGAATGAAGGTAGTATCCACCGCCTCAGCTTCGACATTCATGAAATCATAATATGTCTTAATCATCCAATTACCCAGTACTAATGCTGAATACGAGTCCTTCCTTGCTTTACCTGGACCCGTCTGCCTTCGCAAGTTAGAGGGAAGCCCAAAGGTTTGTGTGCCCTGTGGGGTAGAAGTTACCTGTATTAAGGCACATTGATTCTTTGTATAATTAATCATGTCGTATTGATGGTCCACGAAATCAATCATTTTTGCGACTCCTTTAGATGATAGAACTTCTTTCTGGTTTGGCATAAATAGTAGGTCGTCAATTGGTATTTTTTGATTAATCTGCTTATGATAATCCTTATCCAGTGCGCGTGCGGCAAACCATATTTTTTTATGATCAAAGTTGGCCTGCAATAACTCATTAGATTTTCTTATCCAGTCTGATGTTGGTTTCCTTAGAATACATATTTTCTTGTCTTTTAAGTTATATTGGCTTTTGGCTTCTCTAAGTTTTTCTTGGTACTTTTCAGTATCATCCAGGTCAACCATAATTTCTCCTAGCTTTATATTAGCTTCATTGAATTGCTGACTAGCATTAGCTGCTTGAAGGAATTGAACCCCGCCTCCGTAGTCGCCCACTAATGCCACTACATTAAAGCTTGTTAATAAGTAATGCATGTAATTTATGTGATCATTCATTTTAAGGCCAGGGACCGCATAACTGTGGACAAGTGTGCCAGTTCTTGTGTTGTCGTTTAATTTGAATAATTGTATTGCGAAATCATCTGAACTCTCACTCTCAGCCCAACTAGGGTCGAATGCGACAAGATATTTGCTGTCTCGATCTCCTGATACTTCAACAGTGGGCGACTGGCCATCCTCTATTGTGCAGGACTTCATAGTGGATGTCTTAAAAAACCCAGAACTATCATCCGTAAATATCGCATTAAATTCTCGATCGAACTGGGATTGGCTCATTGTTTGCCTTGATTGATTAATCAAGTTTTGGTCATAAAGTGCCTTGGGTGCTACATCATAACTAAAGTGCATAATCACCCTATTAGCTTTATCCTTATGAATATCATCAGAGCCATATAGTATTAAGTTTTCAAAAGTTTCATAAACCTTATAAAGATATTCAAATTTATAACTAGCAGAGGATAATGCAATTAACTTATTGTTAGGCCAAATTTTTCTTTCCTCCTCTTGCATTTTACCAGAAGCAATTAACTGATCCTCCATCTTTGTAAATTTTTCTCTTTCTGTAGGGTTCTGGACAACACTTAAGAATGGAAGTATAACTTCGTTGTAAACATGCTCTGGCATCAACAAAAACTCATCAATAATAATTCGGTGAAACCTAAAACCACGAAGCTTAGATCCGTCACCCAAAGGCAGAGCAATAATTTTAGACTCACCTATCTCAAGGGTCCACTGGTCATTCTTTTTAGATTTCTTGGTAATGCATTGGCCCAGAAAAGCTGCTTCCGGTTTCTTTGCTATATCTTCTATCTTTTCAAAGATCATTTTAGATTGACGAAAAGTAGCTGCAAGTATACCTATTTGAATACCTTGATTAAAGATTGCATCAAGAAAAGCATATATCGCTGTACTAAAAGATTTCGACATACCACGACTCCATATCCCCAAGAAGTAATCAGCCTCAAGCATAGACTTGATCGCGAGATGTTGGAAGGGAAACAAGTCAACCCCAGCTATCAAGTTAGTAGTGAATGTAACGTTAGACCTTAAAAATTTATACAAATAGTATTTTGCCTCTTCCTCATCAAGATACCCCTTGATTTCAAGCAACTCTTCGTTCGTCTTATCGAAATCCAATGAGTATTTTTGTATTCCTTGCTCCCAGCTCATCGTTTATCTAGAAAATATTGCATGTCTGTCTCCCAGTTTTTTTTACCATAAAGCAGTATTTTTGGTATCAGGAACTCAGACATGGCCCTGCTGCCTGAAAATAAAAACTGACAATTATCTTTGTATTCATGGCTCAACACTCTCGTGTTGTGCCATATGTAGGAGAGATTTGCTTGGTGGGGCCCGAAGTTATTGTTTTCAATTATTTTCTCAATAGAGCTTTCGACCACAACAAAAATAAATGAAGAGAATTTTTTTGCTCTTTCTATCTCCCTTTTGAATCTTTCAAATCCTGTTGACAGGGTAGACTTAAAGTCTGATTCGCTTTTTCTATCAACATATGTATAGTCGTAGTGAGGTGCACCGATGGCATAATCCCCGAAATCTAGTTTCATCTTCATGCTGCGGTCAAAGGATAGCGGCTGCTGCTCTCTAGTGTCAACTAATATTTTAAGCTTATCTAATTCGGGATTTTTCTGAAAAAAGTTTGCCATTATATTTTTGGGCAATAATGGCATTATTTTTAATATATTACATGCTTCGCTATATGAACCAAAGAATTCTTTATACAAGTCAACACTTGGTAAATCAAATAATTGTATCTCTATATGGCTAGGTGCATATTGAAGTTTCTTTTGTTCTACACGCCATCGTAAGCGTTTAAGCAAATAAGATCGAACTTCTTCTTTATCTGCATATCTAGACCAAGCAAATAAATTATCACTATTTAAAAAGTCAACACTTAAATATTCTTCTTTATTAGTAAAAGGAAGTAATTCACCTGTATGTAAATCTTTCTTTTGGTGAAAATTAACATAATACTCCCCTAAAGGAATTTCATGTATTTTTGATATATGCATATGTAGGCCCTTATCGTTTTTGAACGACTTATCGCAAACCTTGCATTTCGAAGCCATTAAACAAATAATAATTAACTCATATAAGGCCTTACGATTCCTTCGGATAACATCAAGTCGTTAATGCATGTCCTTGTATCATGTAGCTCAGATGAGTCCAATTTGTCAAAATATAACTCGCCCAAAACACGGCCATATTTACCGCTCCCAACTGAGTGAAGGTATATATCGTTGGTCTTGCAAATTTTTGCCAAATAGGATTTGGCTTTTAGCCCCAAATTTTTCTCATGTATTCTATCTTCTAGATTTTTTATTTTCTTTTGTAATCTAGTCTCTGGTGCATTTATTCTATGTAGTCTTATTCTTTGTCTAGTAGATACTTTAAACCCTAAATCTATATCAGCATCTATTGTATCTCCATCTACTACTCTTATATTTTGTAGCTTGTAATAATATAAATCACTCATTAAAATTTAATGGTAGTGTTTTCGTCTATATCTTTATTGTCTGGCTCTTTTATTTTTTTGACAGTGAGATGTACATTTTCGGCTCCACCAACATCTTCCTCGATGATATTTTTGGGGCTGATTACAGCTCTCAAGGTTTCAATAATGATCTTGTCTTTTTTGTCTATAGGCTTAAAGCTAGCCTCGTTTTTAAATATCTCTTGTATTTCAGAGTATTCTTCGTCGCCGATTAGTAATTGTATATGTTTCATAATTTATATTGCATCCTTTTTTGAGATTCCTAGTATTCTTGCTTTCCAGCTATCCATATTATCAAGTCTTTCTACCTCTTCTTCAACTAAAATTTTCTGCATTTCAGCCAGTTTGATCATTTGTTGTCTTTCTTCCTCAATTTGAAAGTTTCGAACTAATGAGAGTATGCTGGCATTTTCTTTTGTTCTATTCTTAAGTCTTTCAGCTCTATCTCCATTCAGTTTCTTAATTAAAGACTCCATCCTTTTTTCGCACTTATCATACTCATCTGTCTTGGATTTTAGTACCTCTGCTAGCCTTACGGTCATGTCTTGCTGATCCTCCACCTCATTGAACATCGTATTGAGTTTTTCAATGTGCGATGAAATATTTTTTAAATTTATGTAATCGACACAAACATTAATGTATAAATTAATTTCATCACTTGTTAGGTCGGGCTTGTCCCATGTCGCTCTTACAAATTCAGCTTCGAATAAATTTCTATCTTTTATACTACTGTAATTTCCTATAACCTGCACAAGCCTAGGCGCCGAGAGACTTTTAATTAATGATTTGACGCATTCCATATCGTCATGAGAAAGCTTCTCTTTTGTTAAATTTTCATGACAGTATTCGTTGATTTTCTCCAAACCTACAGCCGTAGTCTTTGGCGGTTTATACTCGTGATTAATTGCAGTCTCGCTTTCATGTACAAAATTAGGCTCATACTCCCTAAGGAAATTAAGCACACACAAGTGTTGCTTGGAGAATCTTTTTACCGAAACATCAGGAAACAGTATCTCAGATATCTGAAACGCGCTTAAACCGTTTTCCGCTTGAGCTTTTATAAAGTCCACCTGAGCTTCAGTTAAGTCGATGTCTTCTATTTTCTCCCAGGCGCTAGTCTGATATTCGAGGTCCTGACTTGCGAGGAAGGCTCTGACAGCCCTGCCTTCTTTAGTGCGCCCATCTAAATCAGGATCACCAAATAGTCTTCTGGTTAGATCTATTAGACTGGGGTTTTCCTTGAAATTGTCAAGTAGAAATTTTTTTTGTTCTTCGGTTAACTCCATACTATTCTCCAAGAAATGTAATTCCTTTATTCTTTAATAATGTTGCAGCTTTTTGCTTGAATAAATTTTTTAAATTTTTAATTTGCTTATATCCAGCCTTCCTGCCAGACTCATTACTTTTAAAACCCATTTCTTTTGCGACATCTTCTTCGGACATATTTTTAATATATAATAATTCAAAAGCCTGCCATTGCCTAGAGTTTAAATTAGACTTTAATTCTGTAAACATCTTTATTATGGATTGGTCTAAGTTGTAACTATTAACAGCATCATGCTGCTCAATTTCATGAGTATGATTCTCCATAGACAAAGTGATCTTTACATTGTAGGCCTGTTTCTTGCTTGATTCCCACTTCTTATACAAAGGGCATGAGCCATCCTGGGTGCCGCTTTTAGTAAACATGCATTCATTATCATGAGAGTTCCTCGAGAAGGGGCAATTTAAGCAAGGCCTTGCATAATTACTATAATTATTTCTTAATATATTCTTAAACTGATTGCTTATGATTTTATTTAACCATGGTTTAATTGGTCTTTCCTGATCCCATTGTTCCCATTTTTTGTAAATATGTGCTCTGATTATTTGGCAGACATCATCAAAGTCTATCCATGCCACAGAAGTCAGGAACCAGTTATTCTTCCTCTTATATAGTTCTTTGTCTATAATTTCGGAAAAATCTTCATATGTGTATTTGGGGTTACTCTCTTTCTTTTTGCTCATGAATTATATCTTTGAAACTTTTAACATTGTCTCTAGGTATATCAATTTCATATTGCAATTTAGAAATGTTGGGCACATAATCTATATCGGTTTCATCATCAGCAAGATGAACTGCAGGCTTTCTCTTTGATAGCGGTGTTTTTTTAGGCAAGGGGGTATACCTCGGACTTTCTGACTGTTTGACGCTAGGAGCTTTTTGAACCGGGGTCTCGACGGAAGCAGAGGTAACCTTTAATCCGAGTCCTGTAGATTCACCGCAAGCAGTGCAGAAGTTTGGTGCATTAACAGAGTATAGTATTTTTGAGCCGCAGCTGGTACAATAAATTGATCTCATTTCTTCATTATAAAAAAATAATATTAAAAATTCAATTAAATTAAATATGCGGACAATATACGTGCTTGGGCGCGAAGAAAATCTTTCATTGTTCCTTTTGATGTTATCTCTAATTTATCGCAGTGCAAAAATATTGGGTCGGCTTTATTTTTTACATAGTCAATTCCCAAGATGCCTATAATCTTGCCATCTAATGTTTTTAATGGAATATTGTATATTGATATGACGCCTTTTGATAAAACTAAATTTTTTAATGTTTGATCTTTTATTTCACCTGTGTTGGCATAATGATATTCTCCATTATTAATTAATAAATGAATATAGTTATGGTAATTAGAAACTAAATGGTTTTGAGATCTAGTAGCCTCCCTGCTTGTTCCTGGAGTGCAAGACTCATGAGTGCAACTGAACTTCTGTTGGCTTTTGCCGGATACATAATAACCTCCGTTATGAAATTGAAGAACATAAGCTCGGTCGGAACCGGTCTGTTCTAGTACATAATCCAGGCACAATAATATATTCTCATTTGTCTCAAGATCATCTATGATTGGGTCTTTTTTTAACCTACACCTTCGACTCATGAATAACTTACCTACCGCTACACTCGTTATTGTCGCAAAGGCGCTAATGCATGCTACTATAATTTCAGACCAATTCATAACATGAATTTACACGGTTTTTTGTGTTTTGTGATGCTCCTTAAGCTTTGTTATTATGTATTTTAATATTTCACTACGCTGTATATCTGATTCATTAAACCAGAATGTATGTATCCCTTTTTCTTTACTTATTTCGTCATTGAATAAATTAATCATAGGGCTAAAGCCGCTTTTCCCATTAATGTCGCTCTGCATTGAATCCCCACATATAAACAACTTTGAGTTTTCGCCCAGCCTCGTTATCATGGTTACCAGCTCCTTAAAGGTGAAATTCTGAGATTCATCAGCTACCACTACTTTATCAGTCCAATTGGCTCCCCTTAAATAATTTATGGGCATTGCCTGTACCCTCCCTGACTTAACTAGGTCAGCCTTTATTGTGCTATTACTAGGAAGTAGCTCCAATAATTTGTCTTCCAGTGGAGCCATGTATGGGTTAATTTTCTCCTCGATTGTGCCAGGTAGTGCCCCGAGACCTTTATCGGCACTCTCAATGGCGGTCCTGACATAAAGCAAGTCCAGTGAATTATCTCGCTGCAAATGGCGCAAAGCAGACATCACAGATATGTAAGTTTTTGTTGAGCCGGCTGGCCCAGATATAAACATAATCTTAGTTGTGTCCTGTAAAGATAAATCGAGAAATAACTTTTGTTTTTCGGTTAGTTGTCTTCCTTGAATTTTTATTTTATCAAAAGGATTGGCGTTAACTTTTATTGAATCGTCCTTAGCGGTTTTTTTCCTAGACATATATACTGTTTGATTGTAATATAGATATATACACAAAATAAGTGTAATATAACTATGAATATGCCACAAAGAAATAAAAACTCAAATAAGTTAGTCATGGATATTATATCCAAAAAAATGACATCATATGCAGCCACCCAGTGGTTGAAGTCTCCAAACAAAAGCCTGGACGATAAAGCACCTTTTGATTTAATGAGCGAAGGGAAGGCTCATGTGGTATATAAACATTTAGTAAAACAACCTCCTCAATGAAAGTATCTCACACAGAAGTGGGGTCAAAGCCCCCAACTAATGCGATAGATGGGTATTTTTGGCTAAATACAAATAACTATGAGTTGTATATTTACGATGGAGTAGTGGGTTCTTGGGTTCAGGTATCAGGTAAGACTCAAGAACTAGGGCCCGAATCTGTTGGTTTGCTAAATTTAAAAAATAATATACTTGACCCTACAGGTGGATTAGAATTTAATACTGAAGGGATAAGAATATCAAGGATTAACCCTAGATCTGTGACGCTGATTATAGATTCTTTAGCGGGAGCCGATTATGAAAACGGAATTTCGCACGAGGGTAAATCATTGAATGAAATTGTAGACAGTTATGAGGTTTTAAATAAATTCAAGTCGATTCAAGATGCAATGCTGTGGTTAAGAGACAAGGCCGATGCATTAATAAAAGAAATTAACATAGTATTTGATTCTAATATTATTGAATCCTATGATTTAAATTTATTTAAATTCGAGCCCAACGGCTACGGATATGATTTTCATAACTGCTCTAAAGTTAACTATGCAAGTAATGTTCAAGTTAATTATTTTTCATCAGGATACTGGTCATATGTAAATAAACAAACAGATTATATAGGCCAAATGACTAAGCTGGAAATATCTTCCAGCCCATTGAATATATCTAGTTATAAAACACCATTATTTATAGATAGAAATTCTTCATTTTACGGCTTGCATTTTATGTTTAATGTGTCGTCTGGATCATCTGCACCTTCTTCGTTTATTAAGGTTAAGTCTTGTCAGGCCACATTTTGCCATTGCAAGATAAGCTTTGAATCTTCAAGTGGGTTATCTCAATCAAGTGATTCAATATTTTGTTGCGAGGATCATGGGTTGTTAAAAATTACATCGAATAATTTTGGAGCCAATGAAAGATTGAAATATAATTACGATCCGGATAATTGCAAAGTTAAGAATTTAGGATACTGTGTTAATATTAATACAGGCATATCACTTGATTTGATTGATCCTCAAAACCTCGGAAAAATTGGACATGCTATAGAAATTGAACTGAATGACAATATGAGGTTTAACTATATTTTTGAAGCAAAAAAATATGGAGCCATTGAAATCGTAGAAGAAAGACCAAACCTCAGTAATAAATTAGGCAGCGAGTCTTCAGGTTTTCATTTTGCGGGTACAGCTAATATTCGCTTCTCTAACTTTGTCTATCTTGAAGAACATAGCAGGTTTAAAAGCAATACTAGGTTTAGTAAAAACTCAGGCGCGAACGATACACTAGCAGCACTTTCTGCATTTATGAGCTCGAAAATTTATGGCTCAGTTTTTGTCGACAATTACTTAACTTCGGACTTAAATATAAATTCTTTAGATAATTTACAAACATTTGTTTCTCCAGGTCTCCCGGGCACAATGTCATCCGATGTGATTGATTATGGGGATTTTGGCAATTTGAGCTACAACGGACCAGAGTGGCAAACTGTGGCTGGACTAGAAAACGATGAAGACTATTTAATATAACATGAGCGAAAAAGACATCAGAATACAAACCCTTAACGGTAAAGGGCTTTCAGAAGATCAAGATAATCCAAATGTTTTAAACTTATCAAGCTCAACTGAATCGTCTTCAGGTTCAACTAAATTAAGCGACCTGCCTTCGACTTCTTTCCTTGAAGACAGCGACTTATTAGTGCTATCTAGGTCTAGTGATAAATCAGGTGTTTATGATCAGTCCTTTTCTATTAGAATCGGTGAAACAACATTATCCCAATCTATACAGTCATCCACCCTGCCTATAAATATACTCTCAGATGTTGATGTGCAATCCCCAGCGGGCCACCAAGTCCTGGCATATAATGGCTCTCAATGGACCAACTATAGCTGGGATTATTTAATGAAAGACAAGTTCCAAATCATAGAAGGAGTGGGTCCCCCAACCAGCGACTGTGACGGGGATGAATGGAAAGAAGTAAATAAGATTTATGTTTGTCAAAAAGAAGGTAAAATAGTATTTTACTTTCAGTCCTAATTTTTTTCAATATTCAAAGTTATCGATGTGTGGGTTTCCACATTAAATGAAGGTTTACCGGATGGCTTCCCAACCCTAAAGGTTAATTCTAAAGATGACTGATCAACGCTGCTTTTAGGCAAAGATGCAGTTGGTATTTCCCAACTCTTAAAACTGTATTTACCACTATCAAAGATAGCCTTGATATGGACCAGATCTCCTATGCTATAACTCTTTGGGAATGTTAGTGTGCTATTGGTTTCATCAGTAAACACAACTGGGTCTGATGGGTCCACCCCGTTTACCGTAATCCCATCTATAAAATGATCAAAACCGCTTAAACTTCCTCCAATAAAAATATCTTTATATATGTTAAAATTATTTGAAGCTGGAGCATAATCATTACTTCCCGGGGATGCGGCATAAAGCCTTATTGCCAAAGGAGCACTACTTATGATTGAGTCTCCATTAATTGATGCCGTATATGTTTGTCCTGATATCGTCTTACTGTAACTCGTGAATGCTCTTAAGTCTTGGGTTGGGTCAGCTGGGTTCGATAATGTAAAATACTGGACTATTCCGGTGTTTGACGTTGCGCCTAGTACTTGAGATGTGTCTAGTGGTATAGTTGAGTTGAGATTTGAACTCCAGGAAATTGTATCAGCTGTAGTGCCTGCAATGTTAACAGATGCATTCCTCATATACACTCTGTCTTCCTCCATTAAATTTTCATCCGCGAAATAAACACTTTCCAGCCCAGAGAAAAACATATTAAATTTTAAATCTGGGCCACTGCCAAACAATCTACTTAATGAAGCTTTTGGCCCGGACTCCCTAAATGCTTGAAGCGGGGAATTGATTTGAACTGGGGTGATGCTACCCAGGCCATAATATGGGCTGTTATTTTTCTTAACAGTTGTGATGTTTGCGCTATTATATGGTGTGATGCCATTCAATGCAGCAGATATATCGGCCTTGCCAGATAAGTAACCTGTATTAAATTTACTTTCAAATTTCTTCTTCCATATGTTGATAAAATCACTATTCGTGTCAAAAGAATTAGTGTTAATTAAAATTCCCAAACTCGACTGAGTTCCATTGGATTTATTTCGAGAGATGAGGGATAATGTCTTCTCAACCATAGGAGACCCATCATTCAATTCATCAGTAAATTCAATATTTTGTGGTTCAAAATCATCGACACTTTTTCCAAACTCAAAAACATGTATTAATGTTTTGTATAAATGTTTCTTGTTTCTTTTAAATGAATCTCTTTCTTGTGGGGTGCCGCTCAACAATTTCCAGTCTCTATCCCTAGGGCCTGAAAGGATATAGAATGAATCACCTTCATCAGGACCAGGAAGCTCCACCTCTCGAAAGGGGCAAGAAGTGAGCATTAAGCCAAAATCATCAACATTGTTTGAGTTTGAAAATGGATCAATATCCTTGCTCATAGCCACAGAATATCCGCACCCCCCGTGGGTAACAAATGGATAGCTTCCATTGTGCGAAGTTGTTGTTTTAGGTATATCGCAAAGACCCCAATCCCCAGCAGATAATAAATAATTTAATGTCTCTCCAGGAACCAGGGGAGTGGAGCTCTGATTCCAAAGACTTGGGTTATTTTTTATATCAGAATCTAATTTTCTCGAAGCAGTTAAGTATTGCCTTCCGCCCAGAGGGGCACCTACAGTAAGTAAATTTCCATTGTTATTAATGCGAACCGAAAAACCAAATCTATCATCAGCTCTTTGGCCTGTAATTTTAGACCCCCCCTGAGACCATGACCCCCCTGAATATTTAAAAACTTTTACATACCCGGGAGTTCCTGTATATAAATAGTCGTATATATCATTTGGATCTTCACCAATTAAGCTCGACCAGTGCTTCCTTAATCTTGGTAAAACTGCTCCCTCTGCCAAATTTTTATCAGGAAAAAAATTGTAATGACTTAATAAGCAAATTAAATCTGGATCATAAACTCCAATTGGATGCGCTAAATTCATTTGTGGTGCACCGACTACTAGAAATTGACCGTCATTTGATAAATCAATTGAGTAGCCAAACATGTCTGAAAGCGGACTGCCTGATGAGCTATAATCTGCAGCACTAGACCATGTGTCTGCATTTGCATTAGTAAACTTTATATCGTCTCCTGAAATAGTTGCCCCTATTTGATTCCATGTTTTTGCCGAGGGGTCTCGTTCGTAAACTCTAACGGAGCCTCCGCTGTCTAATTCACCAGGAGATGAAATAGCAATAATGTTCCCAGATGAACTCATAGACATGCTAAACCCAAATAAACTAGGGAAATCGCTGGTTCCTGGACTGGGGTCTTCGATTATTGAATCAAATTCATAAGATCCGGAATTATTAACCTTGTAGACAAGTACGGATGGGTTTGATCCTGAAAACGGAGAGCTATTAATTGCCCCTAAATTCGCATCCCTAAACCCTACCGCGAGCATTGATCCGTCATAGTTAGTAGCCAATGAGTTTAGTGGTTTGCCCGCAGGTTGGAATGCTTTTATCGTATCATCTACTATTGAAAACGGGTCGCCGCCGATTGAATTATAATTATCACGTGTTCCTAGTACCCCGGTAGATGAACCGAATACAACTTTGCCGTCTCCGGACATTGTAAAACTACCCGGCTTTATATTGGAATAATCAATGTTGAAAAATAGCTCTCTTTTTCGTTTGTTGTAATGATCATAATCTAAAATTTTAACTCCATGTTTATGTTTTCCCCAGGTACTTCCATCAGCCTCTTTAGTACTTAGAGAATCATGTAAGGCTTCTTTGTTTTTAGTGTACCGGATCCCTCCCAGGCGATCGTTTCCTATAAATTCATCTGAATAACTCGAGTCAAAAGAATATGGACTCGCGTCAAACATATCTGATGTAACCATGTTTGACCTTAAAAATGTTGAACCATCATTGGAAGCCTCTACCTCTATTCCCCCGAACCACATTTGATGAGGAGAGTCATATCTAAAGGCGTAATAATTATTATTATCTGAAAATTCTCCAAAGTTCTGCTTAAGTTCCTCGCGCCCCTGATCAGAACTGCTAAGGTAGCTCATTTCTCTATCTCTGTCCCGCATTTTACTATGGTATTTATTTTTATAATCATTCCATAGTAAGTTGAATGTAGGGGTCAATCCTTTTTTAAAAAACAAACTATCATCAAAAATATGAAGTGTTTTTGTTTTTTGAGCTGAATCAAATGATTGCTCTAGCTCGACACTTGCGGCATGAATAACTGAGCCCGCAGGAACTTCAGCTGTAATCTCAACTTCACCTTCGCCCAGTATCTCAAATATATCAGTATTGGTGCTTGATAATATTGATGTATCAGAAGAAGTGAAGAATATTTTAGAGAAAGATTTTGACTGAGCTATTGGGTAAATATATTTATCACTAGTTAATGCATAATCTAATGGAGAAGACCTGTAATCTATTGATCTATAATGTATAGGACTTTTAAAATCTATAGAATTTCTAACACTGGCATTTCCTACGATATGGATATCGCTTGATTCGGTAGTTACCTGAAATCTGTTTAGTTCTAAACTCCGGTATTGATGTGTAGACTCATAAGGATAAGCCCAATAGCCAGATATAGGTTGATAAACCACAGCCCATGGACTTATACTATTTTGCGCAAATCCAGCATTTCCATGGGCTGAGAAAACATCTCCATTGCTAGAGGCATAAAGTCCCTCAAGAAGAGTTTCTTGATAGTCTATAGCGCTTCTGGAGGCATAATCTGACCTTGCGGAGCTATATTGTCCGCCAGATGAATAATTTCCAAATGTCACGACATTGCCTTTAAAACTTAACTCGTTAGACAGATTAATAAAAACCCCAAATTGATCGTGGGCGCTAAAATAAGATATGCAAGAACTTATCATTTTAGGATTTATGAGCCAAGGGCGAGGGGTGCCATTCACTAATTCCATTCCAAATTCTTTAGGGAAACAGTATTTGTTTACATTGGATCCTTCTGTATGTGTGTGTTCCCCGGCCCCAAAAAGTGTAAATATTTTTTTCTCACTAATATCATAGTTAGGATGCTTGTCTGCTGAGCTTTGGCTGAACTCATTGTACCAACTATCCTCTTGAAAAATCTTATCAAAAAACGGTTCTCCTTCTGATAATATATATGTAGAATTGCGCGAAGTGTGTATTTCTCTGAACTCTAAAATTTCTTGGCCAGATGCTTTTATATACAAGGATTTATTTATTTCTACAGGTGTCGATACTGGTGAGGCTTCCGGTTGACCTGTTCCTAGCTGGCCCATTGAGCCATCACCCATTGCCCATGCAGTGCCACTATCTGTTATATAGAAGCTTCGATTCCATCCAGCTTTAATATATGTCGCTATGTTACCAGAGGGCCCTGTTCCGCTAATAGCTGTTGGTGTTAATACTTCTGTTGTATCTCCGGTACCTAATTGGCCGAAGTCGTTGTTTCCCCAAGAATAAACCGTGCCGTCGCTTTTTAATGCAAGCACATGGTACTCTCCGGCAGTTTCTCCTGGTGAGTTTTTAGACACAGAAACAGAAATAATTCCAGAGCCTGCAGCCATGACTGTAGTCCATGATCCAGTATTATCTTCCTTGTTGCCTGTGCCAAGTTGTCCGGATGAATTTCCTCCTAAACTTAATAAGCTGCCATCAGATTTGACTATAAAATAACTATTACCAATGTAAGCAAAATCCACTACATCTGACTCTATTTTAGTAAAAGAAATATGTGAAACACTGGGAGTATTAAAACTAACCCAAGGTCTGGTTAAATAGTACTCAGGTGTTGATATATTTAGCTCAGTGATATCCCCAAATCCGTAAAGGTCTCCGTTTTCCCATACGACAAAACAGGGTGCAGGAATCTCTCTACTGTACAATTCCCATTGCTTGTAATCCTGGCCAATACTATTTTGTTTTCCTAGGTTTGTATCACTTTGCCTAGGTATTATTTTTTTAACTTGTGGTAGTTCGTTTAATGATATACTACTTAAGCTATTGTTAATTCCTTCGAATTTTGATCCAATTTTCTGTGACCACTCAAAAAAATACCAATCACTTTCTCCTCTTCTAGATGAACCAGAATCGGCTTGCTGTATTTCCCATGTTAATTCGATGGACCTTGGGCTCATGGTTAATGAAACCTCAACCCCCGTGGAGCCCATTGTAAATACTAGTGTTGATCCAGCCATATTAGAACTGTCAATAGATACCCCCGTCGTTCTCCAGGACCCCTCTTTGATTTCATATCCATCATTGGGGGTAGCTTGAATTGTTACAGTGTCTCCTACCTCATAAAATCCAGCCCCGGTAAAGGTGGCATTAGCCGCACTGGAACTTGATATTTTTACCTCTTTCCCGGATTTGCTAGTTTTTAATACTATGCTAACATCATTTGGCGGCATGTAAAAATCAAACCCAAGGGAGGTTGAATCTTGACCAGGTATCGATAGACTCCCGTCAGGGCTCGTCCACTCATTTAATAAGTAACCAGAATTTATAGAGCAAGAAATAGTAACCTTTTCATTTGTTTTTGCAGAGCTTACACCCACTATATTAGCGCTGCTAGAATCACTAGCTCCATCTAAAGCATAAGTTATATTGTACTGTATAGGCTTGACCTCGAAACTAATTTCAGGGGGGTAGCTTGGTATCACAAAGGTTATAATATTGCCTGCTTGAGTGAATGTAAAATTTGCAGAAAATGATCCGTCGATAAACTCATAACCTGCATCTGGCACCACAGTCAAACTTATGTTTTTGCCCGCTGGTAATAATAGTTTTTGATCGGGGTCAGTTGTAACAGCTCCACTTCCAGTGTCGTATTGAAAAGAGTATCCACCACCAGAATCAATATTGTCAAAACTAAATTCTTGGTCTTCCCCTATTGTATTAAATGAAATATTAACATCGGCACTAGGCATTACAAAGCTTATAGATTCTCCGGATGGGCCAGAGAAACTTACATCGGCAATACTAATTCCAGTAAACTCCCAAGAGCCTTGTTCGAATTTATATCCAGGATCTGGTTTCGCTGTTAGTGAAATTGCTTCTCCTGGTAATATATCTCCTAGATCTATGTTTTTTGTGCTCATTGATTCTGTGTGTTAGAATTTTAAATATTAAGACAAGTTTAAGTGAGTTGTTCCGATTTCAATTGGCTGTACGTCTTCTTGTATGCCAAGGTAATTGCTCGGAAGCGGGCCGGATAGTTGCCCCCTATAATTTTGTCCGACCCCATACACCGTGCCGTCTGTCTTTAAATATAATGTATTGCCGGGTGATGCTGATATTGTAGCAACATCTTGGATCGGGTTACCACTAAGTAATACCTGCTCCGGGCAGAATGTATTACCGCCCAAATTTCCTAAAGCTCCCAAGCCATCATATCCGCAGGCCCACACCGTGCCATCGCTCTTTAAAAATACGCTGTGCCTACCTCCCGCAGATATTCCAACTACACCACTTAACTCACCACCAGCACAATTTAATACCTGCACAGGGTTGCCTCGATCCGTGCTCGTCCCGTCTCCCAGCATACCACTATCATTATCTCCGCAGGCCCATACCGTTTCATCGCTCTTTAAAAATAGGCTGTGATCTCTTCCCGCAGATATTCCCACTACATCACTAAAACTACTGCCGTCGGTATTTTTGACCTGCACAGGGTTGCTTCGATTCGTGTTCCTATCCCCGTCTCCTAGTTGGCCGAAAGCATCGCTTCCGCAGGCCCACACCGTGTTATCGTTCTTTAAAAATAGGCTGTGATTTCTTCCCGCAGATATTCCCACTACATCACTAAAACTACTGCCGTCGGTATTTTTGACCTGCACAGGGTTGCTTTGATTCGTGGTCGTCCCGTCTCCCAGTTGGCCATTATCATTCCATCCGCAGCCCCACACCGTGCCATCGCTCTTTAAAAATAGGTTGTGATGACTTCCCGCAGATATTCCAACTACATCCCCAAAACTACTGCCGTTGGTATTTAATACCTGCACAGGGTTGCTTCGATTCGTGGTCGTCCCGTCTCCTAGTTGGTTGTAAGCATTCCATCCGCAGGCCCACACCGTGCCATCGCTCTTTAAAAATAGGCTGTGACTATGTCCCGCAGATATTTCAACTACATCCCCAAAACTACTGCCGTTGGTATTTAATACCTGCACAGGGCTTCTTCGACTCGTGGTCGTCCCGTCTCCCAGTTGGCCACTATCATTCCGACCGCATGCTAATACTGTGCTATCGCTTTTCAAGAACATTGAGTGGTCCTTTCCGGAAGATATATCAGCAGATGCCGGTTCATTGATAAATGTAGCATTTACCGTTACATTATCTGAAGGCATCGAGAATTCTTGAGTTCCGTCACCCTTGTCAGTTAGTGTGACTTCCGATCCAGAGCTATCTATGACCGTTAATGTGTCTAAAATTTTGTCTGAATCTGGGATGACCGTCAAAGTCACCAATTCGTCTTTTGAGGCACTAGTTTTATTGCTAGATACAGAACCCCCCGTTATGCCAGAATTAATCGTAACATCGTATGTTATTATCGTGAACGATACATCAATAGTAACATTACCCACGGGCATTGTGAAGCTATACCCTGCTCCAGTGTTGGATGTGGCAATATCAGTTCCGTCTGAATCTAGAGAAACAACTACAGATTCTTCGTATTCGTTGTTAGGAGTTACCGTAAAAGTAATAGTATCTCCATTTGTTGCCGTACCACTATAATCAGAGAGCGACCCCGATAGTTGAGCATCCCCATTGGTCATTGGGTTGTTGATGGATATATCAGAGGTTACTGGGATAAATGAAAACAAAGCATTAATCGTTACATCTGCAGAGGGCATAATGAAAGTATACTCTAGACCACTAATAGAATTTAATGTTATTTCATTGGATAAAGAATCTATAACTGTTAATGATGATAGCTGATAACCTGGATTCGGCTGCAATGTAAGTTGAACCTCTTGTGTTTCATTCGCAGAACCACTAGGTACAGTAGATACAGATCCTCCAGTAATGCTGCCTAAACTAATCGAGTAAGAGTTAAGTTGAATAAACTCAGCATTAATTGATATATCGCTTGCGGGCATATCAAATGTTAATGTCCCGTCTGAATTATCTGTATATGAAATATTATTACCTGATGTATCAGTGATCGTGGCAGACGAAAAAGCATACCCATTTTGAGTATTAATCGTTAATGTAACTGTTGAAAGTTCAGCAGCGCTATATTTATCCGGTATTACTGATCCACCGACAATACCCCCGATCAGTGTTATATCGTATGTGACCAAAGAGAAGCTGGCGGTCGCAGTAATATTATCAGCAGGCATTGTAAGGCTGTATGATCCATCTTGATTGGCTACTGTGTTTACTGTTTCGTTATTTGAGTTTGTTACTGTAATACCTTCAAAAGAATATGTTTGATTAGGAGTAGGTGTTAATGTAATACTGTTGTTCTGAAAGGCACTATTGGATGGATCGCTAACGAGAGAGCCGTTAACTATATCTGGGTCAATAATTATATTGTAGCTTGGTAAGCTGCTAAAGCTAGCGCTGATAGTAACATCTTCCCCAGGCATAGAGAATATAAAATTTCCGTTATTTAATAGGGTCGGGCTAAATGAAGCCGTGGAGATATCCCCAGTAACCGTGATTGTTTCAATTGCATACCCATTTTCAGGCACAGGGGTCAGTGAGACTGTGTCACCTTTAGATGCCGATGGACTATTTGGCTCAATAGAACCATTGGTCATACTTGCGTCAATCGAGATATTTAAAGCTGCAACGGCAGATGTTGTAGTAGACAAATCAACAACTAATAAATTTCCCTCTGGCTTGTACCCTAAGTTCCCGACTTCATATGGCCATAGGCCGATACTTAATTTTGTTGCCCTTATTGGTGTAATAGTGCTTGTTGGGCCATATTTAATATCGGGTAAAAATCCTACGCCAAATATGAATCCTTCTTGATCTTTTAATAGGGTACTTTCAAACCCAGCATGCAAACTAGTAAATGCATGGGCCTGTAACCCAAAGATGCCATCCACTTGCTTAGCATAAGGATGGTATGTCCCTGTAGTTGTGTACCCTAATTGATTTTGATTGTTTCGCCCAAATGAAAAAACTGTTCCTTCAGTATTTATTAAAACAGTATGATTCCCTCCGCAATCAATTATGTTAATATTGGCGACATCTATAGCATTTCCCGCTGATTCTGTGCCGCTAGATAAAACCTTAACAGGGTAATTCCTGCTTTCGTTAGTACCGTCCCCTAGCTGCCCATGCTCATTTGACCCAACACTGTAAACAGTTTTGTCGTTCGATAAAAAGGCCGCATGTTTTATTCCAGAGGAAATATCAATTATGGAGCTCAGGGCAATAGCATCACCGCCCTCGACAGAGCCTGACTCAAGTACTTGCACTGGGTCACGCCTATCTAAATTTGTGCCATCACCAAGTTGGCCAAAATCATTAAATCCGTCGGCCCAAACATTACCATTTATGTCTAGATAATAATTCTGGCTGCCTGAGGCCGTAATAGCGGTAATCGTAGGTAAATTTGCTATCTGGACTAAAGTATTTTCAGTTCTTGATTTTACAGTGACCGTTATAAAAATATTTGCATTACTAACGGTGCTCAAATTAGCCGTCCCGTCACTATTGACACCATCCCTTGAGTATATATAATATCGACCAGAAGATGATAGTGTTTTTTGCAACACACCCTCGACACTGTACTCTGATATTGGGCTACCGAAAGAATCATTGGATATGTATATATCATCATCTGGGCTAGTAGTGAAATTTGCAGTGTTATTAATAATTATCGTATCACCTTCTTCCACAACAATGCTTGAGCCATTCACCACCCCTTCTAAGTCGTCTCCTTGAAGTGCAAGGGACCCATCTATAGTAATGTTGAATTTTCTTCTAGAGTAACCGGGGAATTGATTGCCGTAAAAGTAAACAGCCCCATTATCATCAAGGAAGATGGAGTGGTTAGATCCTGATGCAGATGCAACTATATTAGATAGACCATTAATTTTAACGGGTTCGTGTGTCCCAAATTGAGAGAGCACTGGCGAATCACTAAGGAAGTTTCTCTTTAAACTTGACCCAAGTTGATAAACATCCCCAATAGAGTCAATTATCACTATATGTGACCCCCCCACACTAATTTCTAGGGAGTTAGAAAAAGGATCAAATAGCTCGCCCTGATTCGTGGATCTTTCTGAACCCAGGACATATCCGCTTTGCATCGATTCCGATAATGCAGAACTTGAAGGATTTAAAACTGGAAGCACCTGCCCCTTTGTATCCGTAAAAAAACAAGCTGAGGAGTGTTTATTATTAAAAACATTAACAGCATTAAAAATATAAGAGTCATTTTTATTATTGTAATTATATTCTCCAATTGTATTAATTGCTTGCCCTTGCAACATGGCAACTGTTTTACCATCTGAGCTACTATGCTTAATAATATTAAAATCTTCAGTAAAAGAAGTATTTATTAAATCATTATTATATACCTGTTTATCATCAACAAATTCAAGTTTAGCATTATAGCCTGCATGTATAGAATCTTGATAGTTAATGCTGTAAAAAGATTTGTCATAAAGATTAGTTTGGTTAACACCATTTTTTAAGTTTCCATAATCAGGACTGTTAATAATTTTAAAGTCTCCATTACTGTCGAGATATGAAATATATTTGGTAATTTTACTATCTGAATAATCATTAAAAGCCCTATCTACCTCGCCCCAACCGGCGACAGATGTGTGGTCTGCTGAATCTTGACCAAAAGGAATTTTGGTAGCTATATTATAAACTTGATAAAGATCTTGTTTGTTTTGATTTAAATCTGTATATGTGCCGATTTTAATGGGACTCTTAAAGCTGTCCTGCATTTGATACTCCCACACCATTGATGTTTTAGTGCCTGGGTCGTATTCGTTGCTTATTAATGATGCCTCTCCGAGTTGAGAGTTCCATATATAGTTTTTAGACTCTGGCGCAAATGCGGTCTTGGCTCTTTTAATGGGGGCGATGCCTAGGCTCCAGCTATTATTAACTGAATCCCATATATATATCTCCGTACTACCCTCTGTCGGCCATTGTGAAAAATCGCTTCGATCTTTAAAGTTAAAGATATCAGGGGATGGATTGGCACTGCAAGACATAAACACTCCATCCCTGCTGACCTGAGAATCAAATAATCCTAATCTGGTTTCAGATACAGGTTGAAATATTTTATTGCCAGAAGCATCAATACTGATTTGTTGAAAATTAAGAGTCGACCCGTACACAGCAGAGACGTCTCCCGAATTTAAACCATAAGTAGTGATCCGCCCACACCTAACAGCGCTAGGCACGGAATAATCTGGTTCTGATATTACAATTTTATTATCTGGACAAATATATACTTGATGGCCAAATCTGCCAGCAGTAACCCTGGAAAAATGAGGGTATATTTTTTGGTAAGATTTGAAATATGCAGAAGATTCGCTCACCCCAAAGCTAGACTCTCCTATACCGTGCAAGGATTGATCTGTTTTTAAGACCTGCCCATAATAATGGGTGTTGTTGCTAGCAGTTTGATGCAACTCGGCGTTAAGGGCATCATTCATCACGAAAACTTCTCTATCTGCTACCAGATTGCCTTCTGCGTCATTATAATAAATTGACCTATAGTCGCCTTGCTGGCTTTTCTCGGTTGGGTTTGTGGGCCAGCCTAATGACCAGAGGCTATCATCTGATTTAATCAAGTACAGGGCATTTCCAGTGGCACTCACCTTGCTTACCGCAAGCCCTGAATTATTTACCAGTTTTTCAAATCTATAAGAGTATCTAAAGGTTCCACCCAGTGAAGTAGATCTAGTTGTCTTGCACCATAAGCTGCCATCTGTTTTAATAATAAACAAATGCCTGCCGTCACTTGATGTGAATACAGATTGATTGTTGTTATTGCTCGAATCAATTTCAATAGGTGAATGATTATTTAGTAAGCCAGTTAATCCTGCAATTTTTCCAGAACTGTCATCTCCGAGGCCGAAAAGGGTATTGTCACTAGTAATATAAAACAATACACCCTGGCCGGCTGCGAAACTGATAACATCATCTGCAATCTTTATTGAATCAGAGCTCCATTGAGCTTCTCCTCCGTTGGTGCCCAGTTGGCTGTAAAGATTGGAGCCCCTTCCCCATAAGGTATTATCATCTTTGAGGTAATATAAATTTCCGTCCACTATAACTGCATCCGACACATTTTGAGCTTCAATTTTATGCCAAAAGAAATTGGCGTTATAAGTCCATGTATTGCTACCTGTCGAGAATGTAGAATTATACCTGCTTGATATTTCTCCAAAATAATTACTTCCGGACCCCCATAGGCTACCGTCGTTTTTGATGATTACTAAATTGAAAGAAGGGTGCTCAAACGAATTATCAAAGCTCGATATATTATCTTTACTAAATCTTCCAATATAAGATACTTTACTAATATTATCTAGGATTTCTGTGCCTGTTCCATCAATATATGATATCGGTTGAAGGGTTCCTATTTCTGATTCAGTATTCCTTTGATATTTATCGGCATCTATTGTTCCCCATGTATTATTGCCATATCCGGCCAGCTTCCCCTCGCTAGTCACTATGAAATTATCGGAAAAATCAGATACAGTTATCCCGTTGTCAAAGGCACTAGGCGGCGGAGTTAGCATCTTAGATGCGGTTTTGTGAGATGCATTATTAAAGTTATCCATTGGGCTTGCATCCGATACTAAGCTAAAGCTATCATTTGGTGCGCTTCTACTTAAGCCTATCACTCCAAGATGCTGGTCTGTGTGCAAAAATGCTGAAACAAAATATGCGCCTCCATCCCATTTGTAATAAACACAATAGCCGCCTCCTGGAGCCCCAACTAGTAGGCCAGAACCGTCAGCAGAAATCGATACTGAGTGGCCGAACTCATCTGAATCTCTTGCCGCATAATTAGCCCACTCAAATTCAACATCATCCGGGTCAAAATCAAAGCAAGACAATGCAGGGCCTCTTTGTACGTATTCCCCAGTTGACCTATCGTAGATATAGACTTTATTTTTAGACGAGTTACCTATCGCTATTAACAATCCGTCTTCGCTCAAATCGAAAGAAGTAGCTTTATCAGCATAAATATGTTTTGTTATCTGCCCTAAATATGTATAGTCATATTCCTGGCTTGGGTTATCCAGCTTGCGCCAATCTGTATTATGTTCAATTTTGATTACCTGACTTTCTTCGATAGCCTTTGCATTATCTCTTGCCGAACCAGATCCAGTTACTTTGGTATACCCGGCAGAATTTAGCGAAAGTGTGTCAAGGGAATTTGCCTCAGATGTTCTAATGTCATCGGTTTGATACAAAACCTCATAACTTAAACTGGTAAGCCTGGGTAATTCAATATAAGAGCTAGACAGCTCAATTGGGGTAGGCAAACTGAGCCCGATTGTTTGAGCTTCTTGTAGGTAATCCAAGAAACCATCTCCGTCTAAATCATCAATATCAGATATGACGGATGTTGGCCTGGTTTGCGAGACAGGGAGGTACAGTGATGTTCCATCTTGAGAGGCTGTTATTTCAACTGAGCCACTATTTTTTAATAACATTTTATCTCCATCAATCTCAATAATGGAAGGGTCGCTAGTTGAGTATGTAATTGGCAGCCCAGTATTAGAAGATGTGCTGGTAGAGTATGAGTATGCAGCAAGTTGAACATCTCCACCTGAAACATAATAAGAAGAATCTAAAGTAAAGTCAAATATACTTTGGCTGTACTGCACCGCCGCTGTAACATTAGCTGTTATGGATATATTTTCTGCCGGAAGAAAGTTTTCGTTTCCATCTTGTGAGGCTTCTATTGTGAATTGACCTTCGGATAAAAGCATTATGGTGTCTCCAGAGAATACACCGGTATCGATTTCCTTAAAATCAATAATCGTGCCTGATCCACTCGTGATACTATATGTAACAGGTAAGCCGGATGAGGATGATGCTTGTAATTGGTATTCTGATAATGCTAAGTTGAGGTCACTAATTGCATCAAAAGTGATAACTTGAGGCTGTTGGTATGGATGAGGATCGATTGAATCCATGACTCCATCACCATCCGAGTCTCTATCTTGAGCAGTAATGCTTTGAGTTAAACTATCCGCTGGTAAAAACTTAGAGTTGCCAGGTTGACTTGCTGTAATATCAAAATCACCAACACCTAAGATAGTAAGCTTGTTTCGGTCAGTGATTGCTCCAATTAATGGGTCGGAGCTCGCAAATTCCACATTCAGTCCAGAATCAGAGAATGCGGATAAATATATAGTATCACCAATATAAATATCTGATAAATCTTGGTTGGCATTCCACTCAAGTGTTTGTGATGTTTTCTGTCCAAATATTAATTGAGCAGAAGATATAGTTGCTGTAAGGTTATACGATGGGGCATCGGCCACTAATGTGAGGGTAATATCTCTCGGGGGCATTCTGAACGAGAAACTGGGAAAATTCGATGAATCATTTAGAATAGCTGCAGGCTCCCCATCTGCTTGATATATCCAATGTAAGAATTCTGTACCAGGAGCAATGTTGGTAAGTGAAACCGTAACTTCTTCATCGTAACTCTTAACACCATCTCCTGAAACATCAGCTATTCCATCAATACCAATAACTGTAGCAGTGTATTCGGCTACAACAAAATTAGCCCTAATTACCGTGTCTTGATTTGGTACTATAAATGTTGGTTTTTTGTCAGTTGTATCAAGGGTCGGGATTGATGCTCCAGCTGTCAGAATCTCCCATGTATCAAGTTCGTACCCGTTTACAGGAAGGGCGGTTAGCTGTATGCTATCTCCTGCCTCTTTACGTGCAGATCCATAGACTAGTCCAAAATTTTCGTCGCTTGATATTGCTTCTATATATGATGTTATTTTGCTATAATTAAAGTTGAGGACTACATTTTGATCGGGCATAGTAAGGCTTAAAGCTTCATCCTGACTGAGGATATTAATCTCAGTACTAGTCCACCCATTAAAATTATAGCTTGGGTCGGCGCTTTCTGCCGTAACTGCAAAAGTGTCTCCCGCCATAAAAGTCCCAGATAATATAAGCTTGTCATTCCCTATGTAACCGATCCCATTGTCAGTCTTAGAATAACTAATCACCACAGAGTATTCATTGCTTTGAAAAATAGGTTTAATGGAGACGTCATTTGGGGGCATTACAAATGTAAGGTCAGGATCTGATGTTTGAGCTGCCGAAAGCGATATTCCTTCAACTTCCCAACTTACAAAAGTGTATTTGCTGTCAGAAGGGTTCGGAGATAAGGACACTAAGCTTTGGTAGTCCTTTAAGCCCCCGCCTGAAGCAGAGCCCTCGATAGAGTCAATGACATTGACCGAGTATTGTAAGGCTGTAAAAACACCTTCAATCTCGACAGACTTTTGGGGCATTGTGAATACACCAATTGAGGCTATATTGGTTTGACCTATACTGTCAACCAAGGACTGATCATTATTTTCAAAAATATTAACATCGCCGCTTTGCCAGCCCTCAAATTTATACCCAGCTTTTGGCTCAGCAATGATAATAACTTCTTGCTTTTCTGAGTATATCCCGAAACCTGTATCCTGAGTAATTCCAGCATCTGGATTTTGGTTTAAAAACTTTACACCATAATTCGCTTGACCTGAATCAATGAAATTGTAAGATGGAGTAATGCTTACATGGTGCTGAGGCATTGAGAATGTAATGCTTGTAGATTTAGCCTCTGATTCAGTGAGATTTAAATCATTAGTGATCCACCGATCAAAAACTCTTTGATATCCAGCTGTAGCTTGCAGGGTGATTTGTGTCCCAGGAAGATATCCTTTGTAAGAAATATCTTCTCCATTTTGGGTCTCAGTACCTTCGGAGGAATCTGTATTAATTGTTAAAAATGCAAATCTACCAATAGTATTGTCATTATCGTTTAAATCTACGGAGGAGTCTATACCATCTCCGTCACGATCTATGCCAGTTGCAGACACCTGAACAAAAGTATTGCCAAGATTATTTAAATCTATACAATCGTTGTCATTGAAGCAGATATATGAGCCATCCATAGACTGGATAGCCTTAGTGATCCCGTCAACTGTAATTAATTGGCTAATATAAAATGTTGCATCATGAATCGACCGAATTGCATATCGGTAGCCCTCTTGATCGTAAATATATTTAAACCCTGGATCAGGCTGATGTATGCTGTAATCCTTGTCGTTAAATATTCCGTAATCAGGCCCAATATAGTCAGATTCTTGACCTGGTTCATACCCTTGGTTTTTGTAGCTATTTTTTTCTGTATGTTTATACCAAAGCTGTCGTCCGTTAACTTTAAAAACATTAACTGTATTGCCATTAAATGTGGACGAATCTAGTGCAGATATATCAAAATTAAAATTATTAGTGGCCATACCTACTATATTACACGTATATCTAACATATATTACAAAGAAAATCCAGTAGCAATGGCGCTAATTGATGTGTTTCCAATTGTGCCGTCTCCGTATTGTCCATACCCTCCGTGGCCACAACCGTATATAGTGCCATCACTTGCTAGAAATAAAGAATTATATACTCCAGCCTCTATCTGAACAATGCCCTGTAGTGGATTGCCACTACTGTCTACAACTCTTGTAGCATAGGAAGCATGTGTTCCTGTGTTGTTGCCATTCCCTAGTTCTCCCCACACGTTTCTTCCTAAGCTCCAGACTTCATTAGAGCTATCTAGAAATAAAACATGTTGATTACCTGCTTCTATGGCTATGATATTTGATAGTTTATCTGTACTATTGATCATAACATCGACAGGGATGTTAGAACTGCTACCACTGCCACCATTACCCAGTGCCCCATAAGTATTGTCACCAAAAGCTTTTACCGAACCATCGTCTATAAGTAGATAGCTAATCGACTCTCCGGCTGCGGCAGCGACAACAAAACTAGATAAATAATTCGCGCTATACCCTACACTGTAACCGCCCGATTCAAGCACGCGGACCGGATACTCAATATTACCCGATCCAGAATAACCAAGACCTAATTGACCTGAGTAAGTGCTCCCTTGGGCCCATGCGCTACCGTCGCTTTTTACATATAATGAGTAAGAAGACCCAGCTGCTACATCCACTGCATCTTCAAGCTCATAATAATAGTCATCAGAACCTTGGATGTTTGTATGGTATTGGGGCCTTGAGCTAGAGTGGGTAATATACAGTGGCGTGCTTAGTTTGTCAAGTGTAGTTAAACTTATTTGTTGATTGGAGTTATTTCCGACTCCCAGAACTCTTCCTGATGACTCAAGAAATAAAACATGAGATAAGCCCGTACTTATTTTAGTAACATTGCCAAGGACACCATTGGTACCAAATTCAACAGGAGCTGCATACTGCTCTGATGTTGAAGTGGACCCCCTGCCGAGCTGCCCTTGTAAATTTGCTCCTACACCCATGACAGTGCCATTATTTTTCAGAAACATTGTGAAATTGGGACCGCTATTTATCGATACGATATCAGTAATAGGAACATCGGTGTTTACTGAAGCAAATCCACTAAGTAAGCAAGCTGAAGGAGTCCAAATACCTTGACTGTTCGGGCCATTCTCAACCCCCATTGATAAAGCATAGTTTGTGTTGTTGCCTGCAGCAAACGGAGTTCCATTATTTTTTAGTACGATATTGAAATCTGTTCCGCTAGCCAAACGATCAGATATAGTTGGTGCAGGAATGACTTTGAATGTGACGTCTATTGAAACCTCTGAAGCTGGCATGTTTAAAGAATAATGTAAATTCATCGTGTAAGTCGTGGCAATAGGATTGCCAGATCCATCGTTGACAGTAAAAGTATCAATTTGGTAACCTTCGTTTGGCAAAATGCCTATTTTTAAAGTTTCGCCTTCGTAAAAATAATTTCCATATGTAGAGTAATCTATATGAGCCCCTCCATTAGCCCCTGATGTAATTGAAGGTTCGTATAAACCCTCTTCAGTAAAGGTGGCTTTTGTGGTGACATTTTTATTTGGAATATTAAAAGTCCAAGTTCCATCATTATTATTCGTTAGCTGAACATCGGTTCCATCTGAATCTTCAGCGGTGACCGATGTTAATGACCATCGATTTTCTGCTGAGACAGTCAAGGTGACAGTGTCACCTTCGTACCCTTTAGATATACTTGAAGTAATTGACCCGCCGCTGTTGGTATGCAAGCCTTCAATAGAATATACAAATTCAGTAGTATTATTGATTGAGTATTCTGGCTGGGCTCCACCATACGGATAGACATGACTAACATAAAGAAGTTTACTATCTGAGTATGCATCAGTCAGCTGTTTGTCGTAATTAGCTCCACACCCCAGTATGGAATTCTCATCATTAAGAAATAGAGTTGTTTGGAGCCCAGCAGAGATAGCTGTTATATTTTCAAGGGCAGCTCCTGGGCCACTAAAAACAAGGCTTGCATAGGAGGCATCAATTTCAGACCCAGTGCCTAGTTTTCCGGTGTTATTTTCTCCTGCCGCCCAAACATTACCATCATTTGTTAAAAAAACACTATAGTCTCTGCCAGCACTGACAGCTGAAATACCTGTAAGAGGAACACCGGGCTCTGTGATGACTTGAGTAGGGTAATATCTAGTAGTATTGTCCCCCACCCCTAATCGTCCATCTGAATTTCTGCCAAAAGTCCAAACAGTGCCATCAGATTTCAAAAGAATACAATGGTATTCGCCGGCACTTACAGACACAATATCATTGCTAAAATAAACTTCATCTTCATTTGAATAATCGCCGCTTGATAATACACGCACAGGGTAGAGCGCCTGGAAGCTCTGATTTTGCCCCACACCTAGCGATCCATAAGCATTTCTTCCTGCAGCCCATACCGAATTATCTGACTTTAAGAAAAAACCGTTTCTTCCGGCACTTATCATTTGTACATCTTCGAATGGCACCGCATCTCCTCCAGCTACAGATCCGCTAGATAATGTTTGAGTAAAATAATGAACAGTAGTAAGAGACCCATAGCCAATTCCACCACCGGTGCCGGAGCCCCAAACTGTGCCATCATTTCTTAATGCAAGAGAAACGTACTGGCCTAAGTCAAAACCAACAACATTAGTGATTGGTTCATCTACATCAATCAGCATTTGAACAGGGTATGTTGTCCGGCCAGTTCCAGTAGTAGGCCCAATAGCTGCCCACCCACTCCCCGCCTGAGTATCACCAGAAAACCAGAGGGTGTTATCATTTTTTAAGTATGCTATGGAACCATTAACAAGCATATTAGTTCCAGCAATAGCTTTGACATTTTGAAAATCTACATCATCCTCATCAAAAGCACTGCCGCTAGATAAAACTTTTACGGGCGCTCCATAGTCTCCATGTATAGGTTGTGTTTTTGCCTCGTCATAATAATCTGGAGGGGCTGGAAAATCAAACGTAGAGCCACAGCCTTCAACAGTTCCATCTGTTAATAATCTCAGTGTTATACTGTTATCTACGGCAAATCCTGCAGATTGAATCGGGGGAAAAGGTAGCCCTACGAAATTAAAGGTCGCAGTAACAATTGCATTATATTCTCCCGTGGTAAATGTATACCCTGTATCGTTTGCTTGTGTGACGGTGTAAGTTCCTGAACCAGGGTCATTGATGGTGCTACCAGACTGATTTACAGTGATAGATGCAAGCTCATAGCCGGAGTTAACTGACACGGTTAGGGTACATGTTTGTGGTGTACTACTAAATGTATCAAGAGACGATACTACGGTGCCACCACTAATAGATGGGTCAATTGAAACTGATCGTAATTTAAAATTAAACAATGTAGCCCCTATGTCGACTGAGAAAGGTTTATATGTGCTGTCACCAGCTGTCGCAATAGCTATGTGCACTGTATCCATATCTTCATGGGCGGATATTAAATCTCCCAATAAAGATGGAGGATTTGTAGCAGAACTTGGGGAATAGGTGTGAATACTATAAGTTGAGCTTAGTCCGGAGGTCATGGTGGCATTAAGCTGATATGCCTTGTAAAGCATGAGATTGTCCGTGCTGGAAAATGGCACACTGTTTCCAGTTGTCGGATCTATTAACTCGAAAGATGCTAAAGAATCATCTGCTCGCCCATCAACAACTTCTGCATATCTTGTAGATTCCACCGCTTTATAGTCCGAGGTTTCTTCTGTGTATGCCTTGATACCAAAAGTTCCCTGCTCTGATGAATTAAAAGTATAGTTACCTGCTCCATCATCGGTTATTGTTGGCCCTACAGTAACGAGCTCAAATTTAATACTATTCCCTGATGCTGAGCTTGCGTTGAGCAAAAGGTCTGATCCGGCTGAGATGCTGCTTAAATCTTGATCCCAAGTTATCTCGTCATCTGATTGGTTTGGATATGGATCGTCAGTGTCGGGAATACCGTCGCCGTCTCTATCGTTGGCTGGATCAATTATATTAATTGATTTAATTACATCAATAGCAGCACTATAAACATCGTCCCCGGGTTGGTATGCTTTAATATCAGTTGTTCCTTCTATGCCATTTAAAGATAAAGAATTTCCTGAAATTGATCCAAGTGTCTGATCTGTTAGTTCGTAAAACACCGTCAACCCAGAATCAGATGATGCGTCAAGTGTTAGTGGCGAGTCACTAAATAATACAGATGATAGGTCTTGAGACCATGTAATAACTTGCGACCCCCTAACCGCACCATTAATGGTGACGTTCGCTGCTGCTAAATTATCTGCATCTCCAGGTTGAGAGGCTACCACGGTAAAAGTACCTAGATCTAAGGCTGTTAATTCTTTAGTGTTAGAGTTAAAACTAACAACACTGCCTTCTCCGCTAGAAATCAAATACTCAACCTCAAGGCCGGAATCGCAAGTGGCATTTAATGTTATAATGTCATCAATAGACATGTTTGATAAATCTTGATCCCAGGTAATAACAGGTGATACCTCAGAATCAATATTAATTGAGCAACTGTAAGGCGGCATTTTAAATATAATATATTTAGCTTCCTCTCCATTAAGAACCTCAACCCTGTCGGATTCCTGTTTGTCATAAAAACTTGCAACACCAACATCAGTCAGCAAGCTGGGTAGCGGTGCACCATACCATTCCTCTAGGTCGACCAACTCAAAAGACCAGCCAGCAAAAAGGCTGCCGGCGTCCATTGATTCTATTAAAATCTTGATCTCTTTGTTCATTTTTGCCCCACCAGAAGTATCTCCCGAGATTACTCCGCGAGGAGCCCCTTCTACTGTTTTGAATAAATTATATTGGGCACCAACTCCATTAATATTAATAATATTAGTAAAATATTTAGTTACATTTAATTTCAATTCCTTGGTTTGCTCATCTAGTAAGCTGGTAGCTGGCTGTGTAGCAAATAAACTAAGTTCTCCAATATCCATAATTAATAGCTCATCTTTATTCTCGCCCCCAATTATTGCTTTATTTGGGTCAGATACAGAATATGTGATCGGTAGTCCAAATTCTGAGGTTGCTGTCAATTTAATTATATGTCCAGCTTTAAATCCGGCAGGGTTTTGACTCCAGGAGATTGAGTCGTAAAACTCTTTAAATATCGCTTCTAATGTTAGATTGTAAGGAGGCATTGCAAAGCTTATACTGTCCTGTAGTAAATCTATGCTATAATTATTATAAGTTACTATCCATTTAGAAAATTTCCAGTCGTTTGAAGGTTCGGCAAAAGCATCTACATCATCTCTAAATAAATATCTATTTTTAAATCCATAAATTTTGCCACCGATATCCTCTAGGGTTATGTATTCATCTTCGGTTTTAGGCTTAAGTTCCCATTTTACTACTATGTCTTCTCCATCACCTCCGGTGCCTCCTCCTGTTTCTGTACCTCCATTTCCTGCAGTTGGTCGACCGCCAGTCCATGGAATAACATCTCCGTCTGGGGCTTGGTATGGTATGACTTCGAAATCTTCCATACTCATGAGTTGCTGATAGCTATCGGGGTGACATAATAGCGGTGGAGTTTCGGATGGATTTATTGCACTGGATGAATAATATAAATAACCATTTTTTAAAATAAATAAATGTCCATTTTCTAATCCTTGAGTGTTGACCAACTGAATATCGTCAACATCTAAAGCTATTAAGTTTTTTTCGAAATAACCATCAATGAGGTCACCATAAAAGAAGGAAGTTGAGCGAATACTGGGTTCAAATATTTCAGACCGAAAAACATTTCCGTTATTCTTCATGTATGCAACTTGGACATCAGATGCCGTAACTTTGAGTACTTGATCATCGTGCAAAAGAAAGCCGTCTTTTAGTGCGTCTGCATAATTCTCGGATAGTTTTCCTGATTCATCATCATATCCAGAATACTGAAGATTGCCCTGAGCGTCTACTACCCACAACCTGCTCCAGAACCCACTGGATGCTGACAGGGAATTAAATTCATATAAACTGGTGTATACCTCTCCGCTTAATGTCGTAATTGATTCTCTGATTTTATAAAGATGTGGTTGGCCTGGGTCTGCCTCAGTGTATATTCCTGAATTTTTAGGTAAAGAAAATTTATCAGAAGCATCAAAGTTCCCGTAAAAATATTTTATACCATCGTGTGTTGAGAATATGATTGACTGAGTGCCTCCACCGCTAAAAGATTTTACATTGTCAAAAATTTTCTTAAACGATGAAGATTGCTCCAGGAAATTAAAATTCCCCGCGTTTAAGTCTTGCGAAACCTCTCCGATATACCACAAGCTTTGATCTTGCTTTTTGATGACAGCTCTAGTGGGGAGATATTTTGCCCCGTCGCTGGGCCCAAACTCTGTTCCGCTGATATCCTCTATTTCGCCAGCACTAAATATTTCTACAGGACCTGAGGGCGGTGTTACGGATTTGTCTACCGTATAGTCAATTTCAATATTTTTATTAGCTACATCATGGTTGAAATGTCCGGAGGCTAATAAGGATCCATCATCAAGTAAAATTAAGATACAGTTTCGGATTATTACAAATTTATTGATTCCCTTTATCGGCGTGGAAGAATCATACATAAACTTACCCTCGATAATGCAATTGAAGTCAGTCTCCCATGCTCCGAAAAGCTTCGCTGATTTGACATCAGATAACCCAAGTGAATCAAATTTTATTGAATTAAGATTACTTATATTCATAAAAGGGGCAGAATCAAGACCAAAACGAAACAATCTAGTAGTTCGATCCGCAAAAGATAGAGTAATAAAATAATTACCATTATAAATAACGAAAGGATGTATTTTTGTGATAAAATTTGCAGCAGGTTCTGGTGCCGTAATGTCCCCCCAGTGATTGCCAAAAATTTTATGAGCATTCACGTTATACCATAGTGGGGAGGGAGACCAACTGCTTTCGGTAAGTCTAGTTGCACCCGCATAAAAAACTCTTTCACTTGAATAATCTTGTATAATTTTACCCGAAGTAAATAAAATAGACTTAGGTTCGTTTTCGTAATCCGTGAAATATGCTGATGATATATCTCCTTTATAGTAAAATAAATCTTCAGGTGATACCCCCGACGTATTCGAGTTGACAATAAGTACATCATCTTTATCTTGAAAGTAAAATCTTACCCGACCAGACCAGGCATTTTTTATACCAGAGACAATATCTCCGTTAGTATAACGCGCAGGAACTGGAGAAGTGGACCCTTGGGTGAAATTATCTGGGTTAAAAAAAGAGCCCTTCCATTGAGTCCCTAGTCCATAAAGCCTGCCCTCCGTGGTTAATACGTGATAGGCTCCTTCATATCCTCTATAGACTTGCCGAGCTAGGCCAGTAGATGAGTCTAGTGCGAAGTTAATTTCGTACAACTCGCTGCTTGATGAGGAGGTTGGGGTATAGTCTACTTGAACTAGATTACCAGTATTACCCGGAAAATATTCCCCTCCAGGTAAAGTCAGTTCTGAAGAACCTAATTGACCACTAACACCATGACCAACCCCGAATGTACTACCATCAGATTGTATAAACATCGTGTGATCTGCAGAACTTCCCGCTGTCGCCAAGGCGACATCTTGTAATGTAGATCCATCTTTCGTCACTTGTAATGGGCTCAAACTAGACCCACCCTTCGGTGAAAGTCCTAGTTGGCCGAAAACATTATGTCCGCAGGCCCACACCGTGCCATCGCTCTTTAAAAATACGCTGTGCCCATTTCCCCCAGATATTCCCACTACATCCCCAAAACTACCGCCGTCGGTATTTAATACCTGCACAGGGTTGCTTCGAGTCTGGGTCGTCCCGTCTCCCAGTACACCACTAGCATTAATTCCGCAGGCCCACACCGTGTTATCGCTCTTTAAAAATAGGTTGTGATTACGTCCCGCAGATATTCCAACTACATCCCCAAAACTACTGCCGTCGGTATTTAATACCTGCACAGGGTTGCTTCGATTCGTGGTCGTCGTCCCGTCTCCTAGTTGGCCGAAAACATTATGTCCGCAGGCCCACACCGTGTTATCGCTCTTTAAAAATATGCTGTGCCTACTTCCCGCAGATATTCCAACTACACCGCTTAACTCACTACCATCACCATTTAATACCTGCACAGGGTTGCTTCGATTCGTGGTCGTTCCGTCTCCTAGTTGGCCGAAAACATTATCTCCGCAGGCCCATACCGTTTCATCGCTCTTTAAAAATAGGTTGTGATTACCTCCCGCAGATATTCCAACTACATCCCCAAAACTACTGCCGTCGGTATTTTTGACCTCGGCCGGGCTGTATTTGGCTGCATTCGTTCCATCCCCTAATTCGCCAAAAAAATTACGTCCAAATGAAGACACCGTTCCGTCAGTCTTCAGTAAGACAGTGTTTTCGTAGCCAGCGGATACTTGACTTACATCTTCGATACCAAGTGGAACTGAATTGATAGTCTGATTTTGGTAAACGGGATGTGGTGCGGCCCCCAATCCTAAATTATTTACTAGACCTGTACCCCAAACAGTTTTGTCATTTAATAAAAAAATAGTATGATCTGCTCCAGCGGCTACCGATTTACAGAAAAGTGGCAAAGGGCTATTTGACACCTGAGACACAGAGGAGCTCGTTAAGCCTGTTGGTAAACCTGACTGACCTTTTATTGTAAATATTTTTTTATCCGACCTGAGAAAAATCGCTTCCCAATTATCGTTACCTGAAGTACCGGTGTCCATTTCTACAACATCAAACTGTATGATATTGTATAGTTTGCCTGGTTGCAACTGAGAAAGATTGCCCTCATTATCAAATAGCCAAACTGCACCATCTTGCCTTAAGAATATAGCGGCTGTACCCCCGGCCCCTATCGCGACTACATTTTTAAATTCTTCATTCCCGTTTTTTATTTCTTTTGCATATAATAGATCTGGGTTGGACCCGAAACCTTTACCAGAAAACATAACTTTTCCGTCGTCCATCAAAAAGAAAGTTCTAGATGGTATTACAGAGAATTCATTATGGCGCCTCGGGGTACATACATCTATAACATTTTTCAAAGGAGCGCCCAATTCATCGAGCATTAATTGCCAGCCATCATTTTTTTCTCTTAACCCGTTAGCAAGCTGACCGAAATCATTATTTCCAGTGCTGTAAACATAGCTATCTGATCCGATAGATTTAGCTAGTATGATGTTATTTTCAAGTTTAAGAGAGTAACCGTCTACATAAGGGTAGCTCCACTTACCTAAAATTGGAGCACCGGGTATTCCAGGCCCGCTTCCGTCTGCTGTTCCGGTCGAAGCGGCAGGATCATCTCCTCCCGTATCACTTGTGTCGCCGGGGTCAGAGTCTCCAGTGCCAGAGTCTCCAGTGTCAGCCGATATAATACTAGGGTCCAGCTGTTTACTTGTTATAAAAGCATTTACATTAAATTTTTGCTCCTCTATAACTGCTCGTAATATAACATCGTAGCCAGGCATAACAAAAGTGCTTTGTTGAGCTTGTTTATTAAAACCTTTAATAATGACATTGTTTACTATTTCCCATTTAATAAATTGATATCCATCCGGCAAATCAACACCAATAGTAACATGTTCTCCGCCCTGTTGTGTGCCTCCGCCAAATGTGCTCCCATATTCACTAGTGATAAATAGGGTGGGTGTGGACACCTTATACTTAAAAGATAATTCGACCTTATAGTCAGGCATTATGAAGTATGTAGCCTCAGAGGTATCATTATCAAGGTGCAGATTTTTACTTTGCCATTTAGTGAAAACATATTCCCCTCCAGGTAAAATAGCTGAAATATCGACACGGGAGCCCGGTAAATGGTGCGCAATACTTTGTTGTTTTAAGCTAACCCCATCTTTTATTGTGACAGAATAAAGAGAGGACTCAAAAATGGGAAGCACATGAACTTTCTGGCTCGGCATATTGAATTGAACAATTTGACTGTAAATATTAACGGGGCTTGCTCCTTGAATTTCCCAGCGCGAAAACTTCATATCCTTATCGTTGGGTGTAGCGCTTAATACAACTAATTCATTATACTCATATTCTTCTTTAATTAGGCCTTCAACCTTACCCTCTGGAGAATCTTCTATAACTAGAGGGAATTTATTTGCTTCAAATTTTCCAAAAATAGTAACATTTTTGTCGGGTAAAATTTCAACAATAGATTCAGTATTTTTTTGATTTATATCTATGTCTCGGGAGCTCCATGATGTAAATTTGTAACCATTCTTAGGAGATGCGGTCAATCTAACTTCATCGAAACCTTTGAATTGATTGTTTTTTAAATTTGTTGTTAAATCCCCTTTTGCTGTATCTAGGTTAATTAGTATTAAATTATTATACGGTCTTGAGGCTCTATCCTTTCCATAGATAGGGGTGATTTCCACCTCGTTAGATGGCATTAAAAAAGTAATAGTGTCTTGTGTTAATTGATCACTTGTGAGGTTTAACCCGGATGGTACTCCCCAGGACAAAAACTCTTTGCCCTCTGCGGGATTGGCTTGTAGTGTAACTGTGTCATCAGGGTAAAAACCTTTATATATAACATTATTATTATTGGGCTGTATTTTCCTGCCATCGAAAGTTTCGTAGCCGTTAGAGGGGTCGGAGTTTAGTATAATATGGCGAAGACCCAAATTAAATGGAGTATCAATAATAAGAGGTGGAGAGTCATCCAGGTTAATGCAGTCAGTCTTGTCTTCGTTAAAACATATTATAGGCATCTCAAGCGAATGAATGGTCTTGTCGACACCATCAACTTTAATTACTTGATTTACATGGAAAACTAAGCCATGAACATAAGGAACAATATGCTGGTTACCTTCTTTATCGTATACGAGTTTATAACCATCAGGAATAATTACATTCCTTTTATACTTTATGTCTATATTTGGCCCGTAATTTTTCCCATCATAAAACTCAAACCTGAAGTATTTAGCCCAGATCTGCTTGCCGTCAACCTTGAATATCCTGACTTCTTTGTCTTCAAAATCAACAGACCGAATGATAGAAAAATCTCGGTTGAAGTTTTTCACTTAGCCTTTGATGTCTAATATTGTTCCTCCTGGAGATAGAGCGAAATCTGTGGTTGGGCTTGAGGTGCTAATTTGTACAACGAAACCATTTACGGAAACTTCAAACACATCTTCTTCGCTCCAAATATTTAAAGACTTGTCATCGTAATTATAATCATAGGTAGACCAGTACTTTATATTTTTGCGGATTGCCTTAAATAGGTCGTCGGCGGTGATTGTATGCGTGTTATCGTAAGTTTTGTCATTCTCGACATCTCGAGAGAAAACTACAATATCGCTACCTTCAAGCTCTTTCTTGATCCCAAGGTCACTAATTTTGCTTCTTCTGTATGAATCCATTATGTAATGGATTACACTTTTTTAGCTGTATAAAGAAACCTTAGGGCTGTTTAATTATTTTTTAGTTTTCACCAAAAAAATATTATGTTTTTTTAACTTATTAGACCGGTAAAATTTATTTTTTGCTTTTTGAAGGCTGTTTGAAAAATTAGGATCTTTAAATGTATCAAGGCTTGCTTTTTTCTTCATTTTATCTGGGTATTAGTTGAATGTCCACTGAGCCTACATTTATATCGGTAATAATTCTAGGTAAATCCGGCGGGGCAGTAATTGCATAAGTTACCGAATCCAGCTTGGTGGTGTTTTCAAGATCTACCCACTCGGAATTAGAGTAAGTGTAAACTTTGCCGTAGCTGTCAGTATCATTGCCAAGGAAGCACCATCCGACTGTAGTGTTTGTGCCCTCAAAGGTGGAGTCTACATAAATCATAGGTAAAGCCTTAGAGTCTGTCCAGAACCACGCCGACATTTTATCACTCCATGTCCACCAATTAATGTAAGGACGACTGCTTGAGGTTGGGGCAATACCACCAATAAACTGCCAGTCTCCTAGCTCCGAACAAAAAACCCAGCACGAAGAATTTTCTAGGTCAGTCACCGTTGTTGCAAAAGAAAAATTGCTAAATGAGTTATTTCTATTGTTGGATAGGTCAAAAGTGACGGATTCTCCAGAGCCAGTGTATCTAGCTGATTGAAAAATTGATGCCGGATAGTGGTCAATAGACGATACTACTCCCCCTGCATATTGGACTCTCTTCAACGGCAAGGTTAATCTTCCGTTACTTACAGTGCCATCATCAGAAACATCTTGAAATGTTATGTGTTCATAATCAACCACATCTTCTATCCCCAATACAGCAAGTTTTTTAGTTTTAAAAACAGCATCTGGGTTAGTAGTTCCGTCAGGCAAAAAACAAGAGACACTTTCAAGGCTTGAATTGTAACACACATCAACCACCTGAAGGCCGGCCTGCAAGCCAGAGGAATCGGCACCAGCTATAATATAATTTTTTAAGTTGACTGCATTTAGGCCGGATGCATCAACTTTTTGCTCTACCCCATTAGTGACTACATTTGGACCAGGCCGTGTAGCTATATCTGAATCATTAATCGGGGCATTGGCTGCCGAGGCTATTTCGGCTTTATGGTTATCATAAGATTCTATAACTTCTCTTATGTGAGCCTTCTTGGTGATTTCTCTTGCATTCGAGTTTGTCGCGACAAGAAGATAATCCTCAGGGTCGACTCGATCATCGATAAAACTTTCTAGCTCTCTAATTTTTTTTGTCTGGTTGGCCATAAAATGTTATTACACTTATATTATAAGTTATTGGTTTTCCTTTTTCAATAAAAAAGCCCTCAAGTGAGGGCTTAATTATATATAATTATAATATTTTAATTATTTTTAGCTTTTCCAAATCTAATATCGTCAATGTGACTCTCTAATTTAAAAATAACATTCTCCAAATATTGAAGCCTCATGTTTTGTTCAGCATCATCGGGTAGAGATCCAAGCTCTCCTCTTGGCCATTTGATACGAAACTCACTATTCATATCTATAGTGTGCTCCATTCTATCTAGCTCATTATCTAGTTCGGTGATTTGATTTTTGATTGTTACATACCCATATGTAAGTGTAGCAACAGCGGCTATAGTCTTCAACATAAATGTCACATTTGCAGTGACTTGACTGTTTTCAGATATTACCCCCATTATTACTTTTTCTTTTTATGCCAGCCAGATTCAGATTTATTGTGAGTATAACCTTTTTTCTTGTAAGCTAAATGTTCTTCATAGGTTTTTGCCATATATTTTTTTCCGGTATTTGGGTCATACATAGCATGTGGCTTGAAGTCCTCATCTGATTCTGCCTTTGATTTATTTTTCTTTTTTTCTAAAATCGATTTCTTGATAGCATCAGGTAGTTTTTTTTGCTCATCTTTTAA